GGAGTGGTATCTCCGGGCCGCGGCGGAGGCCCCGGCAAAACCGTCACCCTTGACGAGATCATCGGAGGTGCCCAATGACCAACACCGAATTATACCGCCTCGCCCTCTCTACATACGGGCCGGATGCTCAAGCGCTGATGGTATTTGAGGAGATGGCAGAACTGCAAAAGGAACTGTGCAAGCACGCCAGGGGGAAGGACAACCAGTTTGCTATTGCTGAAGAGATTGCTGATGTGCTTATTATGCTCGACCAGATGATGGTTCTACACGATTGCGAAAGCATTGTAGCCCAATATAAACATGACAAACTGGAGCGGCTGGAAGAGAGGCTGAAACAATGAGAGAAATCCTTTTCAAAGCCAAGCGGCTGGATAATGGAGAATGGGTGGAAGGGTATTACATAGGCCCAATAGGTGTGCTTGATGTACATGAGATTTGCGATGTTCATGATATTACAGGACCGCGTGTCGAAGTTGACCCCTCCACGGTCTGCGAGTACACCGGCCTGACCGACAAGAACGGGAAGAAGATTTTTGAGGGGGATATCATCCGCTGGACGAACTGGAAGGGCGAGCAAAAAGAAGCCCCCGTATGCTATGACCCAGAGTGGAACAGATTTTGTGTTTGGCTGAATGGCGCTGAAAGTATGGGCGTAAACAAGCACCTTTCAACGAGCGGAATTGAGATCATCGGCTCCATCCACGACGGGGAGGGAGGACGGCGTGAGGAGGTCGCCGGAGGTGCGGATGAAGTGCAAGAAGTTTTTGGAGATGGGCAAAGATGAATGAATTTCTTCGCTTCATAGACAATCTTACAGAACGCCGGAAAGTTTGGCTAGAAATAGCATATTCTTCTGTTGTTGATTGGTGCATAATCGTACATCTTATTGTAGAAAACGAAAAGAAATGCGTAGTCAATGTACAACATTGTGATATGGAGTACGCATTTGCAAAAGCCCATGTTGAGTTGAAAGAGTGGCTTTTAGAAAATGAAGGGGGATATTGATGGTTCGTAGATACCATTTCCCTGGTGATATGTATTCTGATGCGCAATGGGAGTGGATATCGCTCAAACGCGCAGAGGGGTACTCCATGCGGCAGCTATCAACTTTCTTGGGGCTTAACACGGATGCGATTTTAACGGCGTTGCGGGTCCGAGGATTAGCACCGCAGGAAAGACCGACAGAGCCGCTTAACAGAGACGAGTTTAACGCATTGGCGGAGGTGGACGATGCCAGATAATATTACAGCAGCTAGAATTTGCCCTAATTGCGGCAAAGAGGGAGTTGTTTATGGAAGTCATACGGTTATGGGAGGGAGAATAGAACGTCACAGGAAATGTCAATTTTGTGGAGAACGATGGGCCACAATTGAGAAGTATTACCGGCCAATCAAAAAAATCATGGACTAGAGGTTGACAAATAGGATATCGAGATATATGATTAAATGGGATTTTATAAAAAATTTAAAAATGATAAACAGTTATATGAAGGCTGTGTGAAAACATGGCAAAGAGAGTGAGAGAGGTTTTGGTTTGCGAAGGTAGGTGATTAAATGTTAAAAATCATGAAAGAACTCTGGGATAAAAACCAGGATAAGCTCAGAACAGAACTGTCCTCAAGAGATGATCTGAATGAATGTAGCTATGTAGACCTTGTAAAGATTGCTTTTGATAAGATTTATAATGATGATAGCCGACTCGACAATGAGAATCTTTTTATAGACAGAGTTCACGAAATTGATGATGGGGACTATCAAGGGACTTTGATTTATCTGATTCCATTCAATTCCTACCAGCCGGACCCGGAAGACTATCGCATGACTTTTGCGTGGTATGGGTCCTGTTCTGGATGTGATGCCTTGCAATCCGCGCAATCATGGGGAGACGGAAAACTAACGGAGCAACAGGTAAAAGACTTTATGTCCATCTGCAAAGACTTGATCTGCAACGCTATCAAACCTTACAACTATGGATGGAGACATGATGATAGATTTGATGTCGTGGAGGAGGGTGACAACTCTGAACAAGAATGATGCGACTATGGAGCAGGGTAAAGAGCTTGTTAAGCGCAAAATGAAGCCCCGTGGCGGAAACTCCCCTGTTATTGGTGATAATGGGGTACATACTAAACCAGGTGACAACTCTAAGATTGCTGGGTTCCTTATGGAAGTTGGAAAGTGGGGGCCTGTTGACAAATCCGATGTTCAGGCTATGGAAAAGCGATTCTGGAACTATGTTGCTCTTTGCTTTGAGAGAGATGTTCGTGTCACCAATCAGGTAGCTTACTTTGCCATAGGAATTACAAAGGATGACGTTTATAATTGGGAAAATGGGCTTACACGCAGCTCTGAACATCGCGACTTCATTAAAAAAGTTAAAACTTTTTGCGGTTCTTATCGCGAAATGTTAGGCGCTGACGGCAAGCTCAACCCCGTAACTTTGGTGTGGTGGCAAAAGAACTATGACGGTCTTGTGGACAAGTCCGAAGTGGTGCTTACTCCCAACAACCCGTTAGGGACTATCACCGACCAAAAGCAGCTTGAGGAACGGATCGCCGGGTCTGTGGTGGTGGAGGAGTAACGACTATGGAAACGACTATCGACTATGCCAGCGACTATGGTGGAGAGGCCAGCGACTATCAAACGACTATGGAGGGAAAGCGAGAGACGGAAAACGACTATCGATTCTGTCCCTTGAAGCTCCACGCGCTACTATCAACTCCTGAAGCGGTTTTAGGAACATCAGACTACAGAGGCGGAGTGGAGTGCAGAAAAAATATATGCGCCTGGTGGGATGTCGACAAGTCCCGTTGCGCCGTGCTATCTCTGGCCCGCAACAAATAACAATACCCCGGCTTGCTCCTGGTGGAGTGGGCCGGGGTTGCTTTATGCCTTGCGTGGCGCCCCTGTGGGCCGCTGTGCGACGTTTTAGTGGCCGGGAGTATAGAGGAGATACTGCCAGACGATAAAACCGCTCTACGGACTTGTAAATGGCCTTTACGGCGGATTTGCTTTTGGGGCTTGTCCGCCCTGCTGGACGTGGACGCAAAAATGTCGCTTGCAGGCCGTAGGACGGCGCACAAGCGGCGGATCATGGGCGGGGAGTATAGTAGGGACATAGCCGCCCACCGTTGGACGGCATGGAGGGCAAAAGAAAGCCCGCCCTAGGAAGCTCCAGGGCGGGCGGTGGTATTATGCTAATATCTCAATTACAATCGGGTCATGTATGACGATCTCCCCGGCGTCCTCGCCGTAGTCCCACGCGTTGCCAGCAATGACGGTCACATAATCGCCATAATAGTAGCCGTGGCGCTGCGCCGCGTCGATGGAGTCCCAACGCATAGCAGACACGCCGGGCAGCTCCTCGCCGGTATCGTCTCCGTTGTCCCAGACGTGGGAGCGGTGGGCCATAGGGCCGGGAGCAAATGGAACGTCTTGGACGCGGACGCCCACGGCCTCATAGTCATATAACGCGCTGGAGGCTATATCCTCAACGCGCCGGATCATATCGGGGGCTAGTCTCATGTATAACACCTCTTGTTGATTGTATCGCGCCCATGCAGACCCGTCAAGATTTCTTTGCGAGCTCCCATATCACCATGAGCGGGAGAAGGATAATAAACAGGATAATCAAGCGGGGGTCACCTCCATTCTCCAGCGGGCGGGTCATGCCCGGTAAATAATCAAAAAGTCGTTGTAGTGGTTGTGATTGAGTTTTACGGGGTAGGCGGACCAAACTTCCGACCGCTTGCCAGTCATCCCGTAAAAACCGCGCACATGGTCAAGCTGTGCCGGGGTCAGGCTGTCAGCCCATGCGGAGCCGATAAAGCCAACGGCCAAATATTCCGATGTCAGGTCTGCGATGGTAAATCGCCCTGCAATATCGGTTGTCATTTCTTACGCCTCCTTCATCCAGCTAATGCGGTAAGGGTCCTCGTATCGTCTGCAATCCCGCGCCCATAATTTTTCTTTGTCTAATAGGTGGTTTGCCGTGATGTAATAGGGCTTTCCGGTTTCCTCGTCCTTGTAATATAGCTTGTATTCGCTGGCGGCCTTGTCAAATACAATGCTTACAAGTTTCATTGTGCGGACCTCCATTCAGTAAAGTTCGGCGCTCTGCTTGCTATATTCGCGCCGTGCGGCCATGTATGCGTCCCGCTGTACGTCGCTAAAGTTGCAGGCGGCGAAAAGCGCGTTTATATCGTCGATATCGGACACGCTGGAGCAGTTACCGAAACAAGAGCACACGTCAAAATCAGCTTGCCAGTTTATACCGTATTCGTGATTAAACATCTCGCGGAGAAATGCGTTTTTCCAGTATTCCGCGTTGTCGCTTTCGGGTTCTGCCTTTTCAAGCATGGCAAGCAATTCTTCTCCGCTATTCACAAAATCAGCGTCTTTTTTGTCGTAGAACGCAAGGAAAACGGGGCTAAAAATCATTTTTTCGGTTTTCCTTCTCAGTTTTTCCCGCTCCTTATCGGGGCCACAGAAAAACATGGAAATATGATCCCGGCGCAGTCCGTAGTAATTGCGAATGTAGTATTCTTTCGCTTGCTTGTCCTGGTAGTCACTTACGGTTTCCATTTCGTCGGCTGTAAATAGTTTCCGGCTGAGGCTGCTAAGGTAAAATTCCTGGAGTTCGTCGCGGCTCTTGTCCTTATGGTGCAACTCATAATCATTTGCATATTTGATGTGGTGGCCGTCTGCGAACACAAGCACGGAATATCCGAAATAGCCGCCAAAGTCCACAAAATAGACTTGATGCCCCTTGACGGAGGCGGTCTCAATAGCCATTGCTGCGGCTTGCTCCTCTGTCAACGCTTCAATATCGCGGATCGTGTATTCTTTCGTTGCAGTGTTTTTCATTTATGTTTTCCTCCTTGTCATGGAGGGCGGCCCGTGGTATAATGGGCGTGCCCTGGTTCTGTGGTAGGTTCTGGGGTTCTTTTGCCCTGGTCACTATTGCGAGTAGTGGCCGGGGCTTTTATTTGTCAATGATGTAGTACGGAGTTACTTTCCCGTCGGTTGCTTTGGCCGTATTCTTAGCGGCCTCCTCTGTGGCGTACCATCCAATGGTAACGCCGTCTTTTTGCACTGCGTATATATCGGGCTGCATTCTTTTTCCTCCCGGCCTGTGGCCTGTATTGTTTGGGTTCTGATGCCAGTATAATTCAACGTTTGTTATATGTCAAGATTAATTTTATAATTTTGTTATATTTTTTTCTACATTAAATGCACTAATTGTTGCAACAAATATTCTTTTTGTTCAATTTTGCTTTGCGGTACTTCTTAATATCATATATAAGGGGCATCGCTAACCGGACACCCCCGGGGGATAGGCCGGAGCCGTCGTCCCCCTACCTCAGCCACTCTACCACCGAAAATAACAAAAAGCCCTTGACAATTCAACAAACGTTGATTATAATGTAATTGTAAGATAAAATTCAACGGGGGTTATAATATGGGATGGAAAACACTTGGGCTAAAGGAAGCAATAAAAGAAATGTTGCATGACAGCGGGATGACGCAGAAGGGCGTGTGTGAAGCTGCTGGGTATAAGTCTGTTGGGAGTGTTGCACAGCCATTAGCGAGAGGTGACATTAAGATTTCGACATTGTTAAGATTGGCTGATGCAGCTGGATTTGACATTGTGCTTGTACAGAGGAGCAATTTAGAAGGGTATAGTCCAATTAAAATTAAGCCGAACGATAAAAAAGAAGAATCCTAAAAATCCGCGCAAAACAAAAAAGGAGATGATGCTCCTTGGAAGTAAGGAAGGATTTAACAGGGCAACGGTTTGGCCGATTGGTCGCTATCCGACCCGTCAGAAAGCGGGCGAATGATGACCGGCATACAATGTGGTTCTGCAAGTGCGATTGTGGTAGTGTAGCGGTTATTTCTACAAATAATTTAATACAGCAGACGGTTTCCTGCGGATGTGTGTCAAGAGGGCCAAAGATAGATGATACGGTTAGGGCGGTTTGTCCTGGATGTGGGGAAAAGTTTGATATTGAATTGAACGGACAAAAAACTCCACAATTCTGTCCCGATTGCTCAAGAATATATACAGGTAATAGCTGGAAGGTATGTCCTGTTTGCAGAAAACTATTCAAATCGTTTCCGAGCGCAAAAAAGACGACGTGTTCGGAAGACTGCAGCAAAAAATGGGGGAATTATATAAGAACCGGGAGAAGGTTCAAGTGGAGTGAAAAGTCAAAGAAAGCGGCGCGAGAAAGCGGGCTTTGGGACGATATGGACGAGGCTGCGGCGCGGGCGAGGGCACGGAAAGTTGGAGACCCCAGGTTTGAGCGGACAGAAGAAAACATAACATCAAAAATATGGGTTTTTGTAGATCCATCTGGGAATGAACATATAGTTCGGAATTTGAAGCTATGGGCAAGCGAAAATTATGAAAAGTTTGGGAAGGATGACTCTGAAAGGTCTATCAAACAAATAGCGCAAGGGTTTTATATGATTGCATTATCGTTAAGAGGGAAGAAAGCACCTCCAAGACTAACATACTTTGGTTGGACATTGAAGGATTTGCCAAGAGAGCTGGAGGATGATAAAGATGGACTGGATCAAATGCACTGATAGGATGCCACCAGACATGGAGCCGGTGATGGTGACAGCCTTTCATAGAGGATTTGTTGTAGACGCAGAACCCGGTGAAAAATTTGTGTCTCACGATGTAAGGTGGAATGAAAAATTGCAGGCGTGGGAAGTACAAGAGTGGAATATTTGCGAAATGGAATGGACGACATGGCATGATTTAGAGGTTACTAACTGGATGCCATACCCTGAACCGGCGGAGGATTGATGATATGCACAAACTGACGAACAAGCAGTACGAGGAATACATGAAGATGATCCGGGATAAGGAAGAAGGGCGACTGCTCACCCCTGATGGCTTACGGATGATATGTTCGGCAAACAAGTATGACCCGGAGAAGATAGGGCTTCACATGCTGGCGGTGTTGGCGAATTGGAATAAGGTGGATGTATAGGAGGTAAAATGAGAGAAGTTGCAGGGGAATATAATACCGCTAAGATTTTTACAGATGTTGTTGACGATGCTTCCATTGCACAGGTTAAGGAATTGTGCGATCAAGAGTTTTGCACTGGAAGTAGAATTAGACTGATGCCTGATATTCATGCTGGAGCTGGATGTACTGTTGGGACTACAATGACAATCAAGGATAAGGTTGTGCCAAACCTTGTCGGGGTTGACATTGGCTGCGGAATGGAAACCGCTAAAATCAAAGAATCCAATCTTGATATGGAACGGCTTGACAATGTTATTCGAGAGAATATACCGGCAGGGTTTGAAATAAGGTACAATGCACACAGGTATTTTGACCGAGTAGATTTATCGGCTTTGCGCTGTGCGGATAAAGTTGACTTAGAAAGAGCGAAAAAAAGCGTCGGGACATTGGGCGGCGGCAACCACTTCATCGAAGTTGACCGGGATGAACAAGGGCGACTCTACATCGTAGTTCATTCTGGCAGTAGGCACTTGGGATTGGAAGTTGCAAAGTATTATCAAGAGGCTGGATACAAAAAATTATCCGACAAAAACGATGGCCTTGAAAAACTAATAGAAGAATTAAAAGCTGCTGGTAGACAGAGCGAAATCCAACAGGAAATCAAAAGATACAAGTCTGAATATAAATGCGATATTCCTAAGACGCTTGCCTATGTTGACGGGGCTTTATTTGATGACTACATTCACGACATGAAAATAGTCCAAAGGTTTGCTGAAATTAACAGGCAGGCTATGATAGACGGGATCGTGTCTGGAATGGGAGTTCATGTTGAAGATCAGTTTACGACAATTCACAATTACATTGACACTGACAGCATGATACTTCGTAAGGGTGCTGTATCTGCCAAAAGCGGTGAGGTTTTGCTTATACCTATTAACATGAGGGACGGAAGCATTATCGGAATTGGCAAAGGAGATGAAGATTGGAATTGTTCCGCTCCGCATGGTGCTGGACGCTTAATGAGCCGGGCGAAGGCTAAAGAGAGGTTTACCGTTGCAGAATTTGAGAAGCAGATGAGCGGAATTTATACCACATCAGTCAATCAGGAAACGCTTGATGAATGCCCGATGGCTTACAAGAGTATGGAAGTAATCACGGAGAATATAGAGCCAACAGTTAAAATTTTGAAAATCATCAAGCCAGTATATAATTTTAAGGCTGGTGGAGATTAAATATTGCACCCCGCCACAGGGCGGGCGTATATAGTGCCAAGTGCCTCTCCAAATGGAGCGAACAGTGCCAAGTGCCTTTTATCTTAAGGGATAGGAGGCACTTTTTTCATGGAAATTCGGGGGTTGGTAGAGAGGGCATTTCAGAGGGATTTGTCCGACCCGTCTGCGCTATTTGATGCATTTGATTCGATCAGATTGTTGGAGCCAGAGGATTTTAAGCTGGCTCATGAGAAAAACAAAGAGGTACGTCGGCTGTCTGCAAAATTCGCCGCAGAACAAAAAAGCCTCCGTATGTTCGAGTTGAACAAGCGGAGTCTGCTGTTTGATGCGCCGTATGATTTTGATGCGGCGATAAGATATGCTGAGTGGGATAGAGAACCGAAGAAAAAGTTCTATATGCCACGCAGAAAGCAGTTGCTTCCGGTTGTTCAAGCTATGCAGCGGCTATCTGAACGGAAGATACGCATTTTGGGTGTTATGGCTCCCCCAGGCGTCGGGAAGACCACCATTGAATTGATGTTCATGGTGATGGAGGGGTTAAAGAATCCAGATTTAAGCATTCTGATGGGTTCGCACTCAAACTCATTCCTACGTGGGGCTTATGAAGAAGTTGGGCGGATGTTAGACCTCAAAGGGGAGTATTTGTGGAAAGATATTTTTCCATCTGTTCAAGTTTGCAAAACAAACGCCCAAGACATGCGAATTGATCTTGGAAAACGAAAGCGGTTTGAGACCTTTGAGTTTTCGTCTATAGGCTCTGGTAACGCGGGCAAAGTACGTGCCTCGAATCTTCTGGTAGCAGATGACCTTGTACCTGATATCGAGTCCGCAATGAGCAAAGAGCGCATGGACAAGCTCTGGCAGCAGTATTATACAGACCTCATGCAGCGTATGATCGGAGATTGTGTCCAGCTTCTTGTCCAAACACCTTGGACGTTGCATGACCCCATTGACCGACTTGAACTAGCCCATGCAGAAGACCCGCTGGCAGAGTTTATCCACCTACCCGCTTTGGATGAAAATGATGAGAGTAATTTTGATTATCCGTATGGGCTTGGGTTTACCACGGCATTCTATCACAATCAAAGAGATGTTATGGACGATGCTTCCTGGAGGGCACTATACATGACTCAGCCCATTGAGCGTGAAGGACAGCTCTACAATGAGGATGAGCTGCGCAGGTATTTTGAACTTCCTGACGGTAAGCCCGATGCCATCCTGTTTGTATGCGATACGAAGGACAAAGGCACTGATTACTGCGTCATGCCGATTTGTTACCAGTACGGAAATGACTTTTATTGTGAAGACGTAGTATGCGACAACAGCAATCCAGAGGTTGTAGAGGCGCGGCTGGTGTCAAAGCTCGTTCAGCACAAGGCTCAGATGGGCCAGTTTGAAAGCAATAGTGCTGGCGGTAAAGTGGCAGAAAAAGTTCAAAAAGAAGTGAAAGAAGCTGGGGGAATTGCAAAAATAACAACAAAATATACTACATCGAACAAAGAGACGCGGATCATAGTCAATAGTCCATTCATCAAAGACCGTGTTTTGTTTAAGGATAACTCTGTTATCAAAAAAGATAAAGAATACAGACGAATGTTGAATTTCCTTTGTGGGTACACGATGGTCGGTAAGAATCGAAATGATGATGTCCCAGATGCGTGGAGCCTATTTGCCGAATATGTCCAACAACTTGAGGGAAACAAGGTTGAAGTATTTAAGCGACCATTTTAAAATCTCGAATAAGCCATTAGACACATATAGATATATAGGTTGTTATCTTAACAACGATTGATGTATAATATATTTGGGTAAACATAATTATCCAATTTTCCTCCCCTTTCGGGCTGTGACCAACCACGGCCCAAAGGATAACCCACTCCCCCGGCAGGGTATCTAGTGAGCAGATATTAAACGGAAAGGAGAGCCTCTCTTGTACGTTTCCTGCCGGGGGACTCCCTTCACGTTAACCTGCTCCAGAGTTTCGCAATCGAAGCCGACATGCGGAGAAGATAACGATATACCCCTCCAATGCGTTGACGCCTACGTCCCTACGCGGGTATTAGTATTGGCGGGGACATATGCCGCAGCACGATGCAGCCCACAATCAGGGCCGGAGGGTCGCGCCCTCCATGCGGCAGAGCCGACAGTCATAGTGTCGGGTAAAAAAGCGGTGGCAGCTATGACCTGTCCCGGCGCTATCCCGCTGAAAACTACCTGTACCGGATCGGGTAAAGTACCATATGGCATATCCATATGACGCAGGTGTGACAATCTAAGCGGGAAGCGCACATACGCCGCCTCGCAGTTGCGAGAGACGGGAGCGGTGCCAAAGACCGAAAGGAGTCGTCCATTGAATGAAGATTGACGTTTATTGTCCTGTTTGCGCTGCCGCCGGTATCAATCATGGAAAAGGGCGGCTTTTGATGCAGGTGGATAGTAAGGCAGTTGGTATTGTTTACCCATACTGTAAGGCTTGCAAGAAGAACATTAAAATCGAATTGAAAGGCGAAAAGAGCGCCTGAAAATATATAGTTTAGTGCCAAGTGCCTCCGGGCAATGCCTGGACGAAGCGTGCCGAGTGCCGAGAGTGGACCTTTACGGGTCTGTTCTTGGCACTTTTTTTGTTGTTCTGGAGGTGACAAGGTGACTGAAAACGATACTGTTCGGGCTATATCCGAATGGCCGGTTGATGGCCTGACTGGTCGGCGCAAAATCTACACCGCAAAAAAGAAAGTCACCCCGGAAAACGTGGTGGAGGTGCTGGGTAAGGCGCTGGCCGTACATCGCATGAACAGGGCAGAAATGTCCTATTTGTTTGACTATTACAAAGGAAAACAGGACATCCGCTTAAAAGATAAAATCGTCCGCCCGGAGATCAACAACAAGGTGATGATTAACCGGGCGAACGAAATCGTGGTCTTCAAGTCTGCTTACCTCCTGGATGGCCCAATCCGCTATGTGTCCAACGGTGGAGAAGATGATATTTCCGCCAGTGTGAACACGCTCAACGAGTATATGCGATCTGAGAGTAAAGACACACTGGACAAGGAATTAGCGGACTGGATGCACATTTGCGGCATAGCGGTACGCATGGTACTCCCTGACAAAGCTGGTGAGGAGGACGGTTCCCCGGCATCCATCTACACACTCGACCCGCGAGCGGCGTTCTGCATTTACCATAGCGGCGTAGGGCAGAAAAAGGTCGCTGGTGTTCTGGAACAGGTAGACGAGGAGGGCCAGCCATACTTCTGCGTTTACACTCCTAAATGGTATTTCGAGGTGCAGAATGGCCAGATCACAAAGCAGGAAGCCCGCACCATCCCCTATATCCCCATTGTGGAGTATGTAAACAATGACGCCCGCATGGGTGCGTTTGAGCCGGTCATTCCCATTCTGAATGCCATCAATATGATTGAGTCCAATAGATTGGACAGTATTCAAGATTTCGTCAACGCTTTTGACGTGTTCCAAAACTGCGAGTTGGAGAACGGACAGTATAAGGAGCTGGCAAAGGGCGGCATGGCAATCACCATCAAGAGCGTTCAGCCCGGCATGGAGGCCAAAGTATACCGCATTGCGTCTGAACTGAACCAGACCAATACGCAGACCATTGTGGACGATTTGGAGGACGCATATCTGACCATCTGCGGGATGCCAAACCGGAATGGAGGTTCCTCTACCAGTGATACCGGGCAGGCGGTCATTTACCGTGATGGGTGGTCTTCCGCTGAGAGCCGGGCCAAGGACACGGAAAAGACCTGGGAGCGGTCGGAACGGGAGTTCCTGCGGCTGGTGCTGTATATTTGCCGGGAAACTGGCGATTTAGGTTTGCAGCTATCCGACATTAAGCCGGAGTTCACCCGCAAGAACCTGTCCAATATCCAGTCCAAGGCGCAAGTTCTAGCGGAGATGCTGAACAATAGCAAAATTCATCCGAAGTTGGCGTTCCAGTACAGCGGGCTATTCAGCGACCCAGAGGAGGCTTACCGTATAAGTTCCCAATATGCCGAGGAACAGCAACGCAAGATGGAGCGGAGTTTGAGAGATGAACTGAATACCAACAGGGACACAAATATAACTGTGGAGGAAAGAAACAATGATGTCTCCGTTTCGGAATGACCCGTTCAGCATGGTATATCAAGCATTTCAGAACCTTTATCCTGGAAAAGAGTGCGAGTGCTACTTTGAGCCTGACTTGAAAGCAGACGATGGAGACAAGGCGTATGGTCTCACAAATTTCTGCGATGATGGAGAAATTCAAATTTTAGTAGACCCGAATGTGGACATTGAAAACGCAACAGAAATTTTTGCACACGAACTTGCACATGTAGCCGTTGGATATGACGCTAAACATGGCCCGGAATGGGATGCCGCTTTTGATGCAATTCTCGATGAATACAACCGCATAGGGGATGAACTGTTTGGAAAACAAAAACCCTTATGACCTCACCGATAAAGCCATCGACCTTTTGAATAGGAGGGCGGTCAAGCGGTTTGAGGACGCCAAAGACGAAGCGGCGCTGGCGAAATTTGATGAACTCAATGTGCTGGAAGTCACCCGAACACTGTATCAAGACCTCGCCCATGATAATCAGGAAATCTTTCTTGAACTGGCGCAAGAGCGGTATCAGGAGACCGAACCGCACGGAAAGGAACCACCTGATTTAGCGTGGTTACTGGCATTGCTGGCGGCGTACAACGCTGTGACGAAATACCAGTATTCCCACGAATGGGAGCGCAAGCGTGACCGCACAGCGGAGGCTATTAACTCGACCACCGCAAAGGTCACAGAGTTTCGACGGGGCCTTTCCTACTGGGCGCAGATGACGGAATGGTATGCGGTGGAAGTCACAGACCAATCCACACTGAAAGCATTTCAAGACAGCGGTGTGCGCTATGTGAAATGGAACACCATGAATGACGGGCGTGAGTGCTCCGCTTGTAAGGAACGAGACGGGAAAATTTATCCCATCCGGAGCATACCAAGCAAGCCCCACCCTGGTTGCCGGTGCTGGTATACCCCGGCGGAGAAAAAGTGAATTTAAGCGGCCCAGCCGTTTGAATATGGCCCCAGAGAAGGGGCGGTACAAATCTCCCAACAGCGAGAGAACGCTTAATAACCCAAAAACATAGTGAGAGAACACTTACAAAACCCAAAAGGAGAATTTACATGAAGATTTCCACCGACAGCATCCAGGGCTTCGCGGAAATGAGCGACGCCGACAAGGTTACTGCCCTGCTGGGGCTTGATGTGCCTGACCCGGTTGATCTGAGCGGCTATGTGAAGAAAGAAGTTTTCGATGCCAAGGCTACCGAGGCGGCCAACCTGTCCAAGCAGCTCAAATCCAAGATGACCGATGACGAGGCCGCAAAGGCGCAGGCTGACGCTGACCGCAAGGCGCTGGAGGACAAGTACACCGAACTTCTGCGCAAGTCCACTATTGCCGAGCACACCGCCCGCTATATCGCCATGCCGGGCTATGACGAGAAGCTGGCCCGCGAGACAGCAGAGGCGCTGTTTGACGGCAAGATGGATGTGGTCTTTGCCAATCAGCAGAAAGCCAACGCTGCCTATGAGAAGAAGTTGCGGGCTGATCTGGTGAAGCAGGACCCGAAGCCTGACGGTGCTGGTGGTGGAGAGGGCGGCAAGGATGAGGCCGTGGAGTTTGCCAAGAAACTGGGCAAGCAGCGGGCCGATGCCCTCAAAAATGCAAACGAAGGTTTGAAACATTACTTTTGATTGAAAAGGAGAGAAACAGATGAAGTTTACCAAGACTTCTGTTGGCGGCACCGTTGAGATTCTGGCCGCTGACGATTTTGTGGCGATTCCCATTTGTGTCACAGAAGCCGCTGCTGTCCCTGCCGGTATGCCCATGACTACTGCTGGGAAGAAGGTGGCTACTACCTCTTATGCTACCGCTGTGGGTATGCTACTGTATGATGTGGACCCGACCGAGAATCCTAACGGTGCTCTGCTGGTACAGGGAGTTGTGGACAAGAAGAAGGTCGAGGATCATGCGAGCATTACGCTGGATGATACTTTTGCTGTACCCGGTATTATTCTGCGGGATAACATTGGCGTGAACAAGTAAGGAGGGATACATAATGGATTTGAGAGAAGTTTTTACCCCTGCAGCAATTGCCGCAAACTGGACAGAGGTCGCCTCCAATCAGATTCCTTATCTCGGTGCTACGCTGTTCCCCGCCCGAAAGAAGGCTGGCCTCGACCTGTCTTGGCTCAAGGGTTCCCGTGGCTTGCCTGTGTCCCTGATGCCCTCCGCATTCGACACGAAGGCCACCTTCCGTGATCGGATTGGATTTGAGAAACTGGAGACCGAGATGCCTTTCTTCCGCGAGGGCTATAAAATCAAAGAGAAGGACCGCCAAGAGATGCTGCGGGTACAGGAGTCTAGCGACCCCTATGCTGCCGAGGTGATTGCCCGTGTATTTGACGATACCCGTGACCTTATTGACGGCGCGAACGTTGTTCCTGAGCGCATGATTATGCAGCTGCTGTTCCCTGAGGGTGGCGATGTGGGTATTGCGATCAAGGCAAATGGCGTGAACTATACCTACAAGTATGATACGGACGGCTCCTGGAAGACCTCTAACTACACCGCACTGACTGATACAGCCACTTGGGACAAGCCCTCTACGGCTGATCCCTTTGCGGCATTCAAGACGGTCAAGGACGCTATCCGTTCTAAGACTGGCACTGAACTGACGGTCTCGATTATGAACTCCTATACCTTCAATCTACTTGCTAAAACGGACGCCGTAAAGAACCGCTACTTGACCACCAACGGCCTGTCTCTTGGCTATCTGACCGACGCCGAAGTAAAGGCGGTTGTAGAGTCCACGTCCGGTCTGCGGATTGCAATTTACGACAAGCAGTTCCGGGACGAGGACAAGGTTGCCCATGCATTTGTGCCCAATGGCTATGTTTGTTTGATTCCTGACGGTGCTCTTGGTAGTACTTGGTATGGCACCACTCCCGAGGAGGCAGACCTTCAAGGAGCCTCCGGCGCCGAAGTTTCCATTGTGAATACAGGCGTTGCGATTACCCGTATTCTTCAGGAGCATCCTGTAAATATCAACACCTTTGCGTCTGAAATCGTCCTGCCCTCCTTCGAGCGCATGGACGAGGTGGCGGTGCTCAACGTCCTGGGGGAATAATCGGGTCTGACACTCTAACCATTTTCCCCGGCAGTCAGACCCTATTGGGGAAGCAGGTGTCCGAACTGGTAGGAGATGACCTGAAGGTATATGCTGACGGGTTTGTCACGGGTACATTCCATCATGTGACTGGTTACTCTGAGTTCAGTTCTATCCCTGGAGAAGACAGTGGGTACTATTTCCCGTTTCACCTGACGAAAACTGGAAGCAAGATGACCTTTAAGAAAAATGGGGTTCCAACCAAACAGGGCATCGCATTTGACCCGGACATTATTTTCCGGGTAACAAAGGATGACACCTTTGAAGTCCTTGTGGATGACAGCAGTGTTGTGAAGTTCAATTTTGCTGGGGCCACATTTGAGAGCTAAAAAAGCGGGAGGCAGCATGAAGTTTATTCCAAATTACCGCGTGTGCTATGGCGACCAGTTTTATGAGGCTGGGACTCCGTTCCCCATTAAGGCCGACGACGCGGATATGATGAAGCGGCACGGGACGGTGTTGGATGAACCGACGCCGCCTCCCGCGACTGAACGAAGGGCCGGGAGATCGAGGAGGGGGAATAATGGACAACTTAGCGAGACTGAAACTCCGAACCGAAGAGGTTGACGAAACTGTCCTGCAAGATTGCCTAGAGAGCGCAAAGTCAGCGATTATGGCCCGACGTTACCCTTTTCAAGAGTGGCCGGAGGAACTGGAGCGCCGGTATCTGGATTTGCAGTTCAGGTGTGCGCTTGACCTCTACAACAGAATTGGAGCAGAAGGCCAGCTCGGGCACACAGAAAACTCTATCAGTCGAACTTGGGAGTCCGCTTGGATTTCCGAATCGCTTTTGCAGGAAGTGACGCCGCTGGCCGGGAGGGTGACGTAATGACAGTCCATGTGCTGGGCGAAACATACACCCTGAATTTCATTCCGGAGGAAAACGACGAGGGCCTGAAAGACTGCGACGGCTACTGTGACGAGACCATCAAAACACTGGTGGTAAAGCAGTACAAGCGAGGAGAGCCGGGGAGCAAGAAGGCCCTCGACCTGCAAGAGAAGAAAAACTTCCGGCATGAGATTATTCATGCATTTCTCTACGAAAGTGGCCTTGCGGAAAACTCTGCCTGGGCGCAGGAGGAAGAAATGGTGGACTGGTTCGCCAAGCAGTTTCCTAAGCTGGCGGTAGCGTTTCGGGAGGTGGATGCCCTGTGAGAAGCCTCCTGCGCAACCAGCAGCCAGTATTCTACAAGCTTTACGAGGGCCAAGAGGAAATTGTGGATGAGTGGGGAAACCCTACCGGCAGCTATGTCCCCATTTACAGCGAATTGAAATCCACTATGCTCTGCGTCTCCCCTAACAAGGGGAATTCTGAGGTGGAACAGTTTGGCTCTCTGGAGGATTACGACCGGACGGCTACCACTGCCGACCCGCATTGCCCCATCGATGAGAACTCCGTGCTGTGGGTGGACGGGGCCGATACAGATGGCCCGTATAACTACATCGTAAAGCGGAAAGCCCCGTGGAAAAATTCTACGCAGTACGCCATAAAGAGGGTCACTGTGTCGGAGTACGAAGCAGAAAAGAGCCTGTTCGATCAGAAAGTAAAAGCGGAGGCCGCCTATGCTAACCATCAAACTGAAACTGAATACGGACTCCATCAATCAGGCGTTGAAGGAAGTCAAGGCGTACCAGAAGAAAGTTGAGCAGGCACCGCAAAAGCTGATTGAATACCTGACAGCGCAAGGCGTTGAGATTGCCAAAATGAACGTGTCTGACATGAACGCCTACGATAGCGGGGAGTTGTACAACAGCATCCACGCCGAGCAAAAGTCTGGTGTTGGGTATGTCATAGCGGACGCTGCCCATGCCGCTTTCGTGTGCTTTGGCACCGGCATCGTGGGAAAGAACAATCAACACCCGAATATCGCAATCGCCGGGTGGAAGTATGACGTGAACGACCACGGGGAACTGGGGTGGTGGTACATTGGACGTGATGGGCGGGCGCACTGGACCAAAGGTATGCCGTCCAGACCATATATGTACAACACGGCACAGCAACTCAGACAAATGGTTATCCCAGCGGCAAAGGAGGCGTTGAAGTGATTGACGTGGAGAGCCTGATATTCAGTCAGGTCGCAGAAGCCCTCCGGGTGGCTTTTCCAGGAATATTCGTTAGTGGCGAATATGTAGATACCCCCGCCAAGTTTCCCGCTGTTACTATTGTGGAGAGCGATAATACGATAGTACAGCGAATGCGAACGGCCAACATTGAAAATGCCGCAACGCTGATGTATGAGGTAAATGTTTACACCAACACCGTCGGCTACAAGAAGTCCGAGGCAAAAGACATTATGGAAGCCGTTGATGGCGAATTTTCCAAACTGGGATTTGCGCGGACAATGTGCAATCCTATTTCAAACCTGAGCGACGCCACGATCTACAGAATGGTGGCAAGATACACAGCCACGGTAGACAAGGATTTGTGGGTTTACCGTGCAGACTAATTCAGAAAAGAGGTAATTTACTATGGCAAGTCCCAGACTTTCTACTGCTGGAATGACACTTCAGTATGCCGTTGAGACTTCTGCGGGTACTCGCCCCACTACCGGCTATACCAAAATCCCGGAAGTAAAATCTATGCCCAGTTTTAATCCTAGCCCCAATACCATTGACTCCACCACTCTGGAGGAGACCGAGTACATGACCTACGTCCAGGGCTTGAAGGACTTGGGCGGCGCTCTGGAGTATGGGGCAAACCTGACCGAAGACCTGATCGACGCTTGGGATACCCTCATGGGGGCTTATGATACAGCCGTTGAAGGAGATAAGCAGGTGTGGTTTGCCGTGGTTCATCCGCAGCTGGCAGATGCTACTTACTTTGTTGGAACTCCTGCTCCCCTTGGATTGAACGAGGCAAGCGTCGGCTCCATGCTGGAAACCACGCTTTATATCACGCCAAATAGTGCCCCTGTGATGGCGGCAAAACCCACCGAGGGACCCTGATTAACAATCTTGAGGAGGCATACAAATGAGCGAAAAGACCATTGATATTCAGGACATCGTAAAGCCTGCCCGCCTGACTGATGATAAGACCGGACAAGTCTATGTCCTGGATTTTTCTCGTGAGAGTATTGTGTTTGCTGAACGTAACAAGTTTAAGCTGGAGGATGCCATTGAGTATCCTGTTACTGGCATGAGGGACCTGTTCTACTATGCGTTTCGCAAGAACCACCGGAATATCTCTAGGGAAAAGACAGACAAGTTGATCGAAAAGTGGGGCGGCGGCATCCCGGAAGAACTGGTGAAGCGGCTCATTCAGCTTTATCAGCAAGCTCTTGCGTCCAACTCTATCGTTGTTGACGAGGACGCCGCAAAAAACTCCGGACTGACTCTGGAGCTGTAAAGGGTCCAGAGTCATTTGAAGAACTGTTCGTGCGTGACTGTTCGTATTATCTCTCTATCGGTATGACATGGGAGCAATACTGGAACGGAGACGTGTGGATGGTGAACATTTATAGGGAGGCTGATAGACGTCGTATGGAGCGAACAAATGCGGAGTCCCATTTGATGGGAATGTACATTTATGAGGCTTTGTGCGACGTCTCCCCCATTCTTCATGCTTTTGCCAAAAATGGTGCAAAACCGATAGAGTATCGAACGGAGCCATATCCTTTGTTTGGGAAAGATAAGCCCAAAGAGAAATCTGAACAGCAGGAAGAGCGGGACGCATTGTTTGCAAAGGCGTATATGAGCCAGATGGTAAGGGCCGGAAAGAGCTGGGGGAAGAAATAGCGTCCCCGTTGCACCTTGAAAACTTCATAGAGATAGCGGAAACCTCGATACGCCAAGAAATAAAACGGCCCTCCGCCTATTCCTAAGCGGAGGGCGATTATTAAATTTCAGAACTTAAAATCTGAGGTTGAGTAATCATCAAACATGATGTTCCCACTTGCATGTATATCTTCTACTACTTCTGGCAATTCATCAAATCTGACCTCAACAAGATTTTCTTGATTTGCTGATATTGAATGGCTTGTGATATGTCCACTATCAACCCCATTTACATGCAAGTCAAAAAATCCAATTGTTAGATTTTGGCCCGTTTTATTGACAACAGAAAAAACTATTGCAGATTTTGGAACATCCAGATTATCAGCGGCATACACCGTTTCATACTCCACTACACCATTATATACTATAGAAATTTTATTGTCACTATACAAAGTATCGCCAATATTTAAGTCTCTTCTCTGACTTAATTCTTCATCTAATTCCTTTTGAGCATCCTGTTTAGTGGAGTCTACATCTTCTTTTGTTATAACAACAAGTTCACTTTTGTCATTCATGGTATCACAAAAAGCTATATCATCTCCGCTTTTGTATTCCTGGATTTGAATAGAAGTTTGGAAATTTTTCTCATCTGATGGACAATTGAAGATAACTGTCCCAAGGCATTTATACACAGATTGATTATTCTCGCAAATAATTTCAATCAATCGATCTACATCAATTGCACATACACTCGGGTCGTCCTGTCTTGCGTTCTCTCCGACAAAAGATATTTCTAAGTTATAGTAGTTATCCGTTTCATTGATTGACTCAATATCGACACGAAAACTTCTATTTTGCAAAAATGCGTTTTTCACATCTTCCGTGCTTGCAATTTCTGGATTGTTAGAATCTGATATATCATGATATTCATGTTCAGTACTCTCGCCACATGACGTTAACCCGATAATCATTAAAAAGGCAAATAGTACAGGAAAAAATTTCTTCATTTTAATCGCCCCCCTCATTATATGATACATCACACAACGGAAGGAAATCAATCAAAATCTTCGCTATCTCTATGAAGTTTGAGGTAGCGGAATTTTATATTTTAGTGCCAAGTGCTTTATTGCCAAGTGCCAATATAGAAAGGTGGTGGCAATATGGCCGTAGATATTGATAGCCTGCAAATTGAAATCGAGGCGACGTCCAGTGATGCAGCAAAGAAGATCGAGGCGCTTACTACTGCATTGACCGGGTTAAAAACCGCGGCTAAAGGAGGGGCGGGGCTTACAACCACCACAAAGCAGTTAAAGGCACTTTCGGAAGCAGCAAAGCTAATCAATGGCGCAAATCTGAATAGTGGGAAAATAAAAGAGTTCACGGCTGCAATGAATAGCTTGGCTGGTATCCAAAAAGCAAGCGGCCTTTCCTCCGCGATCAACGCACTAAAGAAACTTCCTGAGATTAGTGCGTCGCTCGAAAAGACAGACCTTGGTAAATTCGCAAAGCAGATGGAGCAGGTGGCCGCTGCTGTGCGACCGCTAGCGACAGAAATGCAGAAGGTATCCAATGGATTTTCAGCATTTCCGATCAGAATTCAGAGGCTTATTCAGAGCAACGCAAGTCTGACGGCATCAAATAGCAGAGCGGCAAGAAGTTTTGGCGTTCTTGGAACTGGTATCAGTTCTGCGGCAGCTAAATTTAGTATCTATTATTTAGCATTTAAGCGACTTGCCGATGTTATTTCCGGCTGGATAAAGTCGGCTAATGACTACGTTGAGACAGTCAATTTGTTTCAGGTCTCCATGGGTGAGTTTTATGACGAAGCCTATAACTATGCCATGCTGGTCAATGACCGACTTGGCATCGACCCCGAAGAGTGGATGCGTGCGCAAGGCGTGTTCATGTCTATGGCAAACGGTTTTGGGTTAGCACGGCAACAAGCTTATGACCTAAGCGAGGGCTTGACAGAACTGGCCTATGACCTGAGTTCTCTATATAACGAGGACACAGAACAGTCGGTCTTACGTTTGCAGTCTGCTCTTGCTGGCGAAATTGAGCCCATCCGTCGCTTAGGTATCTCAATTAGTCAGGCCACCTTACAGGAATATGCGCTTGCTCATGGCATTGATGAAAGCGTTATGTCTATGACAGAACAGGAAAAGGCATTACTGCGGAGCCTGGTTCTGATGGAGGGGGCCTCCCGGATCGGGGCTATTGGAGATTTCGCAAAAACCTTGGAATCCCCCGCAAATGCTATGAGAGTGCTGCGCCAGCAAATTACTCAGCTTGGTCGAGCGATTGGCACGGTGTTTGTCCCTATCCTCATTCAGGTAATTCCATGGGTTCAAGCATTTGTTGAGATATTGACGGAAGCAATTCAACGGTTTGCTGTTCTGGTCGGATTTGAAATGCCGGAATGGGAGACCAATGATTGGGGAGAAGATATCAAAGAAAATGCTGACTCCGCTGCCGATTCCGTTGGCGATACAACTGACGAATTAAAAAAGCTAAAGCAGCAGCTTTTAGGAATCGATGAACTAAATATCATCGGGGCATCCAACGAAATCAAATTGGATACTGGAGAAGCTGGAAAATGGACCGATGATCTTGAAATCCCGAATATTTGGGACAAAACCGCCCTTGATGCGTTAAAAAAGCAAGTGGACGAAATCAAACCTGTTTTGAAAGACTTGCTTGACAACTATATCATTCCCATCGGTTCTGCACTGCTTGCGTGGAGAATTGCAAGGACGTTGTTTACAGATATCGGCCGCCTTAAGGCTTTGCTAGGCGGGTTGATGTTCACGGTAGGTATTTCTTTGCTGATTGACAGTGTAAAAGACATTCTTTTTGGGGATGGACTAACATGGGAAAACATCCTAAAAGGCGCAGCTGGAGGAGCACTTGCTGGGGCTGGACTTGGCCTACTTTTGGCTAAGAAACTTGGCCTCACTTGGGCTGGTGGAATGCTGCTTGGAGCTGTTGTCGGTCTTGGACTTTCCTTGATGGTCATGTCCATTGCCTCTCAAATCAAAGACGGACTGAACTTTGGGAATGTCCTTTTAGGTGCTATTGGCGGTGCATTGGCTGGAGGAGCGCTTGGCGGATACTTTGCATTCAGAAAAAATCTAAATCCTGCGCAAGGGGTTCTTGGTGGCATAATTGCAGGAATTGGCGTGTCTCTCTTGATTTCGTCTATCACGTCGATTCTTCAAGATGGTCTTAACATTGGAAATGGGATCATGGGCCTCATTGGCGGAGCTTTGGCTGGATTTGGCATCGGCGCAGTCATTGCTGGAGGAGCTGGAGCCGCTTTTGGGCTAGTAATCGGAGTTGGATTATCTCTTGTGATTATGGGAATTACTGCACAAATTAAAGAGGGCGCTGCAACTCTTTCTGGTGGACTGATGACAATACTCGGGTCTGTATTAACTGGTGCGGGAATCGGCTCCGTTGTTCCTGTTATTGGTACTGCCGCTGGTGCCGTTATCGGACTTGGTGTTGGCATTGTTCTCGAAATTGTTGGTATAGAAGCGGCAGCAAATGCGGCGTATGCGGCGTCAGAAGATTTTGCAATCATGGCGGACATTCTTGACCGTTGCACAGAAGCGTCTGAACGCACAGACCAAGCGTTTAATAATATGAAAAATCGTTTAGAAGATTTTGATTCGTCTATTGCTGATTTCCAAGTTGCCAGACAGCTTGCAGACGAAATTTATGCCATTAACGATAATGCAAATGCATCTGCTTATGAATTAGATCAAATGGCGGTAAAAGTTCAAGTCCTGAACGATTTGAACATTGATGGGCTACATTTGGAAATTGATGAAACAACACAACGAGTTAAAGAAAGTAAAGCCGCCGTTGACGAGCTGATTGATTCTTTGGAGCGAGAGGCCAAAATGGAAGCCCTGCGAGAAATGCTTGTTGAGAGTTATAAAGAGCAATATCAGGCAATGCGTGATATGCAACAGGCGGCAAAGGATTATGATGCGGCCGCAGAAGCATTAAATAACACACAAAAAGAACTCAACGAAACAGACATTTTCAGTTGGGGGAAAGCCAGAGAACTTGTCGCTGCAAGAGAGAAAGAAACCGAAGCGGCAAAAGCCGCACAGGAAACATACATGCAATCGGTTCAGCTATACAGTGATCTTCAAAGTGAAACTCAAGGTCTTACAGATTCTATTATTGGGTTAAAGCAAGAAGAATCTGGAGTTGGAGACGCCGGTATTGATGGAATGGAAGATTTGAAAACGGAAATCAATCATTTTAGCCAATCTATTGATATGAGCCAGTTTGAAAATCTAGGAAAGCAAATGGCAGATAACATGTATAAGGGCTTCACCAGTTCTGGCCTGCTGCAAGATGCCATCAAAAATCTCGGGAATGGCGCATCGTATAGTTCGGAAAATTCTTCCTCCCGTTCGGCCAACAGCTATTCTGTTCAGGATATCACTGCATACGCCTCCGGCGGCTTCCCCGAGCATGGGCAAATGTTCATTGCCCGTGAGGATGGGCCTGAGCTAGTTGGTCAAATGGGCAACCGAGCAGCGGTGGCGAACAATGACCAAATCGTTGACGGTATCGCTTCTGCTAATACCGGAGTCATCAATGCGGTCATGGCAATCGGTGCAATGATTACTAAGGCAGTCAACGATAAAGATACAACAGTTTCTCTGGATGGCCGTCAGGTGTCGAGGAGCCTGTACAAATACAACCAACAGACGCAGCGAGAAAAGGGCTCTCCCATTACATGAAAGGCAGGATAAAACGTGACATTGACTGTAAACGGAACGGATTTGACGCCTTATATTGCGTTCGGCGGCGTACAGTGGCAAAGGGCTGATGTAGACGGCCCAAATGCCACACGCTCAATCGATGATGCGTTTCTTACGAGAGATCGGATAGCCATAAAATATCGATTGGATATTACTTGCCGCCCATTGACGCTAGAAGAAGCAAGCCTCGTTCTCTCCTCTATTCTGCCCGAGTATGTCACAGTTACATATACAGACCCTATGGAGGGCGGAGATGTAACAAAGCAAATGTATTCAAACAACATCCCCGCCCAATTCCTAATCAAGACCAGAAATGGGAAAGAGTTATGGGGTGGAATCACATTCCCTCTGATTGAAAGGTAAAGAAATGGCAGTTAATCGAATTCTCGTTGGTGATATAGAAATAACGGGGATTTATAATCTGACGTCCGGAAACGTCAATTTAACTACTTCTCTTTTAAACGATGTCCTGGAAATGGACACGCTTGATTGTGACTTTAATAGTCAACTGGATAGTTCCACAATCTTGGCTACCATTGGGGAAAAGGTGGTTTACTACCATGGAGATCAGCAAAGACAAACCCTCTATGTAGATAGTATCAAACGAACTGGGCCTAGTTCCTATCATCTGTATGCGATATCAGCGGTATCCAAGCTAGACACTATGCTCCATCCCGGCGGAATTTACACCGGACAGACCGCAGAATCAATCATAAAGAATATTTGCGGTGAAATCCCCGTTATTGTAAAAAGCAATCTAAAGAATGTTAAGGTGTATGGATGGCTCCCCTATTGTAGCCCACCGAACAGCTCCGCACGAGACAATCTCAATCAAGTCCTGTTTGCTATTGGCGCTTGTCTTACTACCGATTTGAATGGTGTTTTGCGAGTGGAGACGTTTTGGGACGGAACCATATCGACAATAGATGCGAAAAAGACGGACATGGTTGGCTCAGTTACAGATAATCAAAAAATTAGCGCGATCTCTGTCATTGAACATCAGTTTGCGGAAGGACAAGAAAGCCAGGAGTTGTTTAATGGCACAGCTCAGAACGGCGATCTAATCATTTTCAATGAGCCGATGCATACCCTGTCTGCTTCCGGATTTTCCGTTTTGGAAAGCGGAGCAAACTACGCAAAAATCTCTGCCGGTACAGGGACGCTTACGGGGCTGAAATATATCCACAACAAGCGAAAAATTGCAAAGGTAATCAATGAAAATGTACCTGAAAATGAAAAAGGCAAAGAGAATGCCACACTTGTTTCTTTAGTGAATTCAGTTGCGGTTGCTGAACGGCTAGCGAGCTTCTATGCTTGCAATAAAACGCTTCAAGCTTCGTTTCTGACCGAAAAGGAAAAGCCCGGACAAGTTGTAAAGGTCATGGACCCATACGATCACGAAATCGTTTCTGCTTGTATTGAGTCGATGGATGTAAACATGTCCTCAACACTGAAAGCGAATGCCGAAATGCGAATTGGATTTATTCCCTCGCAAGTTGATGATTTCAAAACATTTGATGAACGCATCGTACTCACCGGATCAGGGACTTATCAAATTCCTACTGAAACAACTTTGATCCGCTATGTTTTGATCAGCGGGGCCCAGGGCGGCCATTGCGGGCAAAAAGGCGGGGATGTCGGTACATCACCGTCCGTATCCTGGACCAATCCTCCACCATTTGAGAACCAGTTACGCGGCTGCGGACTTGCAAATGGCGGAGCGGGCGGAGAAGGTGGCGCACCGGGCGCGGGGGCCAGAATCCTTGAAGGGGCTCTGGATATCTCCGGGATAGACTCTATTGTATATAGCTGCGGCGTTGGTGGCCTGGGAGCCTCCTATAACCCGAATGATCCGGAGGGCGCTCTTGGAAGCGACACAACGCTTGGTTCTGCAACCACGGCTGGAGCACAAGCCTCAGAGGCCGGATACACAGATCCCATCACCGGGGAAAAATACGGAGGGACCGGTGACCAAGGAATCCCTGGAGGAAAAGGCGCAGGAAAGGCGGCCACAGTTACAACCATCAACAGTGATACTGTCCAGCTCTTTGATCCAGCCGAAAACGTTACCGATGAGGACGGCAATACCTGGAACGGAGGCTTGACCGAAACTGACCCGGATGATCCAGAACGTGTTGCTATGAAGACGCGAGAGAATGACGGCGCCTACATTTGGTATAGCCGAGGTTTAGGTGCAGGTGCAGCTGCCGGTAAAAATGGTAATGGCCCCGGACCCGATGCATCGGTGTCTGTACGATCTTCATCAATTAAGGCTACTGCTGCATCTGGTGTAAATGGCGCGACACCAACCTTGACGCCCAAAAAGCCTGCCCAGTATGGCAAAGGTGGCCGCGGTGGTTATGGCGGCGGCGGTGCCAGCTCAGGAGGACTTGCCGTTGGCTCCACAGATTCCTCGGATTACACGGTATCAATCACCGCCGGAACCGGGGGAATCGGCGGTAATGGCGGTACTGGTGGCCCTGGCGGGGATGGCTGCATCATCCTATATATCAGCCGCCGCGTTCCTGTGGAACGCGGGCCTCTGGTAACATCGGACACAAAATGGTTTTTAGACAAGCATGGCAGAAGATTCATCACGTGAGGAGGTACAAATGGCAACGATTGAAGAACTCGCTGCAAAAGTTGCTGAACTCGAACAGCAGATGGCAGCAATCACGGCCCCGCCTACCGAGTATTACACCAGTGCATACAGTGGAGAGGAAATTGATGCAGCTGTCAAAAAAGTATCTGAAGGATTGGCTGGCGGCGTGGCCTCCTTCAATGGCCGGACCGGGGCGGTGTTGCCCCAGTCCGGGGACTACAACGCCACACAGATCCCGGTGAGCGGAGAGCCGGAGGCGGAGACCGTTGCGGCGGCTTTGTCTAATAAGGCGCCCGCTGGATATGGCTTCGGGGATGCGATACAGGAAATTGCGACCACCAGCGCGGAGGAATCCTATGAGACATACTGCGCCAAGGTAGACGCCGTACTGGACGAGATGCCGGACAAGACGGCAAAACTGGTACGGGCCTATCCGCCGGCAGTGTACGGCAATGCAGGTACTACGATATCGCTCTTATACAAGGGCGATGCGAACTACGCGGTCCTATCCAATATCGGCAGTGCAGACGCGGGGCTGTGCGGATGGCGGATGTTCAAGCTACGCTACCCATCATCGTCGAGTCCAGCAGTGTGGATGCCGTTTGAGTGGGAGCATCCGCCCATGAAAATCGGCGTCGAGTACCGCACATCGGAGCGGTACAACGGAAAGCCTGTGTACACTAAGCTGGTAGATTGCGGAGCTGGACCCAGCAATACAAGAAAGACTGTATCCGCAAACACGCAAAATGTTGAAACACCTATATCTTGCACTGGCAATTTTGGGAGCGGAACGATCCCGTATGAATGGTTCGCGGGAGATGTATCAGGTGCCCAAGCGATAACCTGTACATTTAACGGCCAAGCGATTGAGATTGCGGCAACTGCAGATTATTCGGGTTGGACAGTCTTCGTAATAGTGGAATACACCAAAACCACGGATTAAGGAGGGCGCATGAAGATCATCAAATATCAGCTGGCGACAGAGATCAACTACGGCACTCCCGAGGAGCCGGATATCGAGACGGTGCTGTCCGGTGTTACGATGCCTTACACGGAAGCGAATTACGCTATCGCCCAGGCGGAGGCGTATCAAGGGCAGATCACCGCGGAGGATGATGGGAAGCCGGAGCCGGAACCCAAACCAGAGTATGTGACCTATGCGGAGCTTGCAGAAGCAATCAGAGAGGGCGTGAACGAAGTATGACGGACAAGCAGTTTGTACTTACCACCATGCGGGATACCGGGCTTGCGAGGGCACAGACCCTCCAGGCCCAGGCCCCGGACATGACGGGGACGGAGCTGTATGCCTCCGAGGACTACATCCCCAGCTTTACGGCGGCCTGTGAGGCCATGAATATGCTGGAACGGGAAGCGGGCTTTGTCTGCTGTTCCACAGCGGGCCGAGTGGTGCGTCTCCTCCAACCCTATGACAGCGCCATCTACAACACCCAAGAGCCGGAGGACCTGCCCGCACAGTGGGGCTTTGTGTGGTCCACAGACCCGGACAAGGCCCTGCCGTTTATCGCCGTCTCCACTTCGCCGTATATGACCGGGGACTGCTGCACCTATGAGGGCCATGTTTGGCGCTCCGGGCAGGACGGCAATGTGTGGGAACCCGGCAGCGTGGGCGTGAAGTGGGAGGACCTGGGGGAGGTGCCCAATGGCTGACGAGAAGTGCGTTGGAGACCCCCGGCATGACTGCTTTGGCCTGGAAGCAGCAGCCCGTCTGGAGGGGCGCATCAAGGCCCTGGAGGACTGGCAGCAGGACTCCAAGAAGTTCCATAACTCGTTCTATGACTGGCAGCGGGAGCAGATTGCCCGAGACGCCAAGCTGGACGAGCAGCTTTCCAACATGGATAAAAACATCGAAAAGCTGCTGGCAAAGCAGGAGGAACAGACGGCAAAACCGGGACGCCGCTGGGAAGCCATCGTGGACAAGTCCGTGTGGGCGGTGCTGGCGGCGGTAATTGCGTTTATTTTGGCCCGCATTGGGCTGTAAAAAAGCGACGCCCCCGAAGGAGCGCCGCAAGCCCGTAGTATTCGTTGTCTCCGTCCATTGCGACTTAACGCGGAGGGAGCGCTATCAAAACAGCACACGTCTGCACAACGGGCAATAACATCTTACATCATTAGAAACCGGCGGTCAAGCCGGATATTTGAAAGGAGCTTACTTATGACTACCAACGAAATTCTGAACAAGTACACCACTGGCGAAATGACCCTGCCCGAGGCGAACGAGGCGCTGAGGGAGGCGGAGGCGGGCTTTACCCTGGACCCCAACCGCAATGTAATCACTCAGGAGGAGTTCCTGGCGACCACGGCAGGGGAGACTCCCGACACCGTCAACGGCTATGGCCTGATGGACCACGGCGTAGGCTGCATGGAGAAGGTCCATGTGGTGAACGGCAAGACTGTGGATGTCAACATGGGCGCTGAGACTGCCTATGTGTACATCGCCGGGAAGAAGTACGAGCTGAAGGGCGACACCCTGGTGGAGCCGGAGGGCTGATATGGAGACACTGAAGAAGCGCCTCGGGAACCTGCTGGCGGTGAAGTCCATCGCCACCATCGTGCTGACGGCGGTATTTGCTTACCTGACCTGCACCGGCGGCGTGACAGCAGAGCAGTTCTTGACAGTGTACACCGTGGTGATCGCCTTCTACTTTGGCACCCAGGCGGAGAAGAAAGCGCAGGCGGACAATGGCAACAGTACGGGAACTCCTTGACATCGCCCGTGGAGAGCTGGGGTACAAAGAGACCCCAGCCAACTCCAACCGGACGAAATACGGTGCGTGGTACGGCCTAGACGGCCAGCCCTGGTGCGTGATGTTTGTGGAGTGGGTCTTTGCCCAGGCGAGTGTCAAGCTGCCCATTGAGACCGCCAGCTGCACAATCTTGATGAACGCCGCCAAGTCCGCCGGGAACTGGGTAACATCCAACTACCAGACCGGAGACGTGGTGATCTACGACTGGGGCGGGGACAAGCGCCCGGACCACTGCGGCATCGTGGAGGCGGTGGGCGGCAGCTCCATCACCGCCATCGAGGGCAACACCGCCATTGGCAACGATAGCGACGGGGGAGAGGTCATGCGCCGGACCCGGACGCTAGGGCAGATTTTGGGGGCTGTACGGCCCGCCTATGACAAGGAGGTCACTATGGACAATACACCGTCTCCCGCCCACAAGGAGGGCGTGGAATGGGCCGTAAAGAACGGCATCCTGACGGGCAACAGCGAGGGGGACCTGATGCTCTCCCGGCCTGTTACCCGGCAGCAGATGTGTACGATGCTGTACCGAATGTGGAAGCTGATGAAATAAGAGGGAGGACGTGAGATTGTGAGCGCAAAAGTGAAACTGCCTGACCCACTGGATAAGCTCTTGCGCTCTCAGCTGGAAAAAGTTATTGAAGAAGCAGCATTCCATACAGACGATGAACTGATCGCAAGGCGGCGTATTATTGATAAGTGGAATCAAATTGATGTGGCAGCAGAATTGGGCTGGTATCGTAGCACAGTTAGCGATCACGAAAAGTATATATTCCAGAGGGTTAAGGATGTAGCAAAACAGCTTTACAAAAATAAGGGAGCCGGGGATTGACCCGGCTCCTATTCTATGCGTTCTTTGTAATTTCCTGACTGAATTTTTCTACTAATTCGATTATTTCTTGATATTTCGCTGGATAATCGCCCTTTAAATCACCAATATACTTATACTTCGATCCTTGATGGGCCGTAGTCTGCTTATGCGTCCGAATATAGCTTACTTCTCGAAGCCCGAGCTTTGGGAAGTCCGCCGGGTCTATCTTGATGTCAAAATCTGCATCTCGATTCATCGGGTCCTTTATGGTTGACACCGGGAGGACAGTGTAGTCCCCGTTCCTGGGACCATAGAGAGTCAAAGCTGGCCTTGCCTTATATCCCATTCCACCCTTCCGTACATCATAGAACGGCATTGAAAATGAGTAAATCTTCCCAATATCGCTCATACTGCAGGGACCTCACCTTCCGGGATGTCTTCAAACTCATCATAGTACATCCCCCAGATATGGTCAAATGGGCGCACTTTTTTTGCGTCCTCCATAATATCCTCTAGTTTCAGCTCAACGTTTCCGGGGTCATCTGGATAAAGCCCCTTTCTCGCGTTTTTCCATGAAATTTCCTGGTGAGAAAGTTGGCTTAGACTCCAGGACTCGATCGGTCCATATTCCTCCAATATTGCGTTCAAAATAATAGAAGCTTCAGGTGAGACATCATTTGTTATGGCTTGAATGCCACCATTGGAATATACCTTTCTTACATCTGGAGATACCGGGCCGAACTTCCACCCTTCAAAACTTTCATAAAAAAGAGGCCGCCCAGAAATTGCAAGGCTTTCTCTCTGTGCAAGATAAAGGAGCTTGTGGAGTTTCATTTCATCCAGCAGACTCCCGCCAGAAATAGATTTGTATTCGTTAAATAAATAGTTAGCTGCATCAATGATTCGAACCATATTGAGGCCTCCTTCCTCCTATTATATCCACCATGTTAAAAATGAACCGTCTGCTGCAATCAGTACGGCACACTGCGGGTGGGGATAAGACCTTGCTCTGCATATTAGTATAGGCTGTGGCAACCGTCTAGGTTTCTACACTTTTATTATATCTCAAAGAAAATGAATGTCAATTATGCGGAGTAACGAAGTTGCATTATCACGCATTTTA